GTGAAGACATACCCATCGGGCCGCAAGACCTTCGTTTACCGATACTTCCTCAATGGTAAAGAGAAATTCGTCAATCTTGGTGATTTCCCATCTGTAGCACTTGCCGAGGCGATAGAAAAAGCAAGTTCCGCCGCCAAGAACATTTCTGAACCAGTTAAAGCCATAGCCGACCTTTCTTCCATTAAACAACTTTTCGACGATTATATAGAAGATCAGAAAGCCCGTGGGAAACGTTCATACGAAAAAACGCAGAACCGAATTAACCAAGTTTTGGACAGCGAGCACATTGATCCAGGAATGCTTGCGCGAGATGTCACCCCTGACCACATAAAACGAGTGTTATCAGAGTTCATCTCCCGGGGAGCCAAAGCCGGAGCAAACAAGGTTCGAGCCAATCTTCATGCAATTTTTAACTTTGGCCTATTTGCTGACAACGATCCGGCAAACATTGACAACAAGACCATATACGGACTTGAACGCAACCCGGTATCTGTCGTTCCGGCCCAGCGTGGGGTCGATAAGGCACTGGATAGATTTCTTCCCTGGGAGGAGTTGTCCGAGTTGTTAGACATCCTCCATCGACCTGCATCGTCAGTTCCCATGAACAGCGATTTTGCCCAGCTTTTACTCTGTTGTATCCATACAGCAGGACAACGCCCTTGGGAGATAATGACGAATACCAAAAGCAATTGGGATAAGAAAGGAAAAGTGCTGACGGTTCCACCTGAAATCTCCAAAACTGGTGATTATCACGTCATCCCTTTAAGCGCTACAGCTACCAGCATTCTTGAAGAGATGGAAAAACGTTATCCTGAATCTGATTTCCTTTTCCCTGCGGAAACAGCTGAAGGACACCTACTTTCTGCCGAATACGGAAAGCAGCTACGAAAATTCTGTGAACGCGAACCATTTAATAAATTTACGCCAAGGGATATACGCCGCACCTTTAAAACACTGGCCGGAGATATGGGTATAAGCACCGAGATGCGCGACCGATTGCAGAACCATAAGCGGCCAGGAGTGTCAGCAAAGCACTATGACCGCTATGACTATCTTAAAGAGAAAAGGGAAATAATCGAAGAGTGGGAGCTGCGGCTTTTGTCTCTGCGACAAGCACCTTGACACTGGTTGGATATACAGATAAAAAATAACTGTATATCCAACCAGTAAGTGAGGTTTGTATGTTCGTTGAACTCGTCTATGACAAGCGTAATGTTGCAGGACTGGAGGGGGCCAGAGAGATCATCCTGGCCGAGCTGACGAAGCGAGTGCACCAGATCTTCCCTAATGCCGAAGTGAAGGTGAAACCGATGCAGGCGAACGGGCTGAATAGCGACGCCAGCAAAAGCGATCGGGAAAAACTGAATCGCATGCTGGAGGAAATGTTTGAAGAAGCCGATATGTGGTTGGTATCTGAATTCCCGACAGTTCGCCAAGTTGGGATCTAATACCGTGAGGTATTTCGGCAAGGTAATCTCATGGGAATCGATCTTGAGTCACATTGGTGGTAGCCTATACACGCTTTAAAACTTACATTTCGTATACGTTTCGGCTTTGTTGAATAAATCGAACTTTTAGGTGCCTGGCGGATCTGAACGCTACGGTCGTTTCAACATCGGGTCCCCATGGCAAAGCAAAAGTTTAAAATCACCAACTGGTCCACCTACAACAATGCGCTCAGACAGCGCGGCTCGCTCACGGTCTGGTTTGATGAGTCAGCTATTGCTGCATGGACTGACAGTGCACAGCCTGAAGGTCGTGGCCGACCGCTCCACTACACAGATATGGCGATCTCCACGGTTCTGATGATGAAGCGCGTGTTTAACCTGCCGCTCCGGGCTTTACAGGGCTTCGTTGACTCAGTTTTTACGCTGATGGCTCTGCCGCTGCGCTGCCCGGACTACTCTCTGGTGAGCAAACGGGCAAAATGCGTCAACATAAGCATAAAGACGCCAACCCGGGGTGAAATCTCGCATCTGGTCATTGATGCTACCGGTCTGAAGGTCTTCGGCGAAGGTGAATGGAAAGTCAGACAGCATGGGGCTGACAAACGCAGGGTGTGGCGCAAGCTCCATCTGGCCGCAGACAGTGCGACGCACGAGATTATCTGTGCCAATTTATCGCTTAGCGGTACAACAGATGCGCAGGCTCTGCCAGAGCTGATAAACCAGACCCACCGGAAAATCAGGGAAGCATCGGCAGACGGCGCTTATGACACACGCTACTGCCATGATGCGTTGCTTCGGAAAAAAATCAGGCCACTTATCCCGCCGCGAAGCGGGGCGCAATACTGGCCGGACAAGTACCATGAACGTAACCACGCGGTGGCGAATCAGCATCTGAGCGGCGGCAATGACGTCTGGAAAAAGAAGGTGAGCTATCACCGTCGTTCGATAGCAGAAACAGCGATGTTCCGCATCAAAAGCTTGCTGGGTGGTCATCTGAGTCTGCGGAACTATGACGCGCAGGTGGGTGAAGCGATGGCAATGGTCAAGGCGCTGAACCGGATGACGTTGTTGGGTATGCCGCACAGCGTCCGGATCGCATAACGGGTGTACCAGCGAGAGTCATCCAGTCGGCTAACTCTGATTTATTCAACAAAGCCATACGTTTCTATATTTTACGCTTGAGATGGTCGACTAATGAAGCTTTCTATAATACCTTTGTCAAAGTGGGTTGTTCGATTAACAGGAAGTTTAAGCGCAGTTATGCTTTTGACAATAAAATCATGGGGAGATACCTCGCTTGTTATCATTGATGATTTTTGCGCTGATCATGTGGACAGAAACCGAACATAGCTTTTTTAAGAAAAATAGGGTTTCTGGTATTTTGCTTTGGTTTTATTAGATAATTGCTAATTTTGAGGGTTTTCACAAATGAGTCTTTTTGTTGAATATGCGAGTCTTTTCTCTTTCTTAATAGTGTGTGGATTAATTTTTTCGTTGCCTAGATTTGGATTTGTTGATGATAAAAACACCACAAATGCAAATCACAATTCACCAATGGACTCTCTAAGATACTTTCTCGCGTCTTTCGTTTTTATTAGCCATGAGATTGGTTTTTACTATTATTTCACAGATGGTAAATTCACACACCCATACTCTGGGCTAGGAATGCTTTCTCATGCTGGCGTGGCTTTGTTTTTCTCTATTACAGAGATATTTATTCTGGAGTAAAATTAAGAAAGGAAATGTTAATTGGATATCTCTATATAAAGGCAGATTTTTCAGAATCGTCCCCTTAGTATGGTTTAACTCTATAATTATCATAATCATTGTTTGTTTTATATCTGGGGAATTCCCAAATATAAAAGCCTTAAATTGGTTTGATTTTATAAATAATCATCGCCCGGACTTCACCTCACACAGAGAAACATTTATGTTCACAGCAGGTGTTTTTTGGACGCTTGCTTTCGAATGGGGCTTCTACTTTGCGCTTCCTGCCTTATCACTGCTTGCGAATAAATCCTTTGAATTCAGTATGCTTTTCTTATTTTTTCTTGTTTACGTCTCTGGATACATAACATTCAACCTTCCATTCAACTTCCTTTTGTTTTTTGCGATAGGAATGGTTACATCAGATGTTGCAGATAAAATTAAGCTGAAAAAGCAATATTTCGATTTCATCTTCCTTTTATCTCTAATTTCCTTATTATTTTGTGAAGATAAAATTTACCGAGTTGACTCTTTCACTAATGCTCTTCTGTTTTTAATAATGCTTAGTGTGGCTAAAGGTGCTGATTTATTTGGATTACTTAGCATAATTGGATTCAGGAGGTTGGGAGTCGCAAGTTATAGCATTTATGTAATGCATGCTGTCGTTATAATGTGCGCATTTATGTCATTTAATTCACTCGGCATTTTAAAAAATCATCCAATTGCAATAATGCTACCTCTTAGCGTTTTCGTTTTGTACATTTCGCTAATAACATATAATCTAATAGAAAAAAGATTTATAAGGCTTGGCCGAGGGATTGATATTAATACGCCACCACCTACAGATAAAATTGCAGACAAATTAAAGCGATTTTGAAAGAGAGGGGCTCGCCCCTCATCCCATTTGTTACTCTATCTTTATGCGTTAGGAATTCCAGGCCACATAATGCCAGGCGCAGTTGAAGTATCAACCAACTCCAACGCATCGAGATAATCAAGCCATTCATTAAATGACTGCTTATCCTCATCAGACAGGCGTCCAAGTGCCAATTTCGAAGGCCATTGGTTGCTATCGATATAGTTATTGGCATTGTTGATTAACGCCTGCTTCTGGATCTCAGCTTGTTGAACGAGCTCTTCGTGAGTGGGTTCCGGTACAGGCGGCGCAGTAAATTTCTTACCGTCATATGTCCAGCCGATGCCAACGCCGAGACCATCAATGTTTACAGTCTCATACCCCTCAAAAATATTTCCCTCGCCATCCCAAACGACAGTATTTACGACCTGCCCGTCCTTAATCAGTGCATAAGTAGACATCATGCATACTCCTCAATAATGACAATACCTGAAGAACCCGCTCCACCGGCCACTGCCGTAGTGCCATTCACGTATGTGGTTGCCGCGCCTGCTCCTCCGGCACCATACCCTGTTCCGGCCCCCGGTACGGAGTTGATTACGAGTGCGTGCCCACCACCTCCAAGCACAGAGTTCCCGCCACGCCCACCTTTTGCAGAAGAAGTCGTCGTGGTACCACCCGCCGTACCTGTAGCAAAGGACATTTGCCCCCAGCCTCCCTCGCCCGGAACATTCAGCAGGACGCTGGAGCCAGTACAGTCGCCTGTTTGATTTAAATCGGGTACCAGACTGAAAGTAGCTGTACCAGACGCGCCATATTTTCCACCATCACCACCAGGCGCGGAAATAAATGAACCGAATGATGATGCGCCACCGGATGTACCGTTCCCGCCTGCTGAGCTGGCTCCAGCTGATCCAACGGTAACCGCCACTGAAGATAAAGAACTGGCATCAATCAGGCCCGTTTCACCATAAGTTCCCGCAGAGCCGCCATGCCCCGCGGCTAATGTTCCGGATGAGGTAGAGGCGGCAGCACCACCACCCGCCCCTCCCCCACCTACGATGCGAACCCTGATTTTCTTGGTTCCGGTTGTTGGCGTATACGTTCCGCTCGCAGTGAAAGTTCGCACATTTAGCAGGCGCCCGTTTGTATTGGCTTTCAGGGCATTGAGAAAATTAGTCAGAAGCACTGACGTGTTTCCATTATCAAGAACGTCCTGGCCTGTACTGTCTGCGATGAACTGTCCGATAACGCTTGCCATCACTGTTCCCTGACGAAGGGCTTTATTCACCTGCGCACTCGCAGCTTTACCGGACTGAAATCCTGTAAGCAGTGCAGTTAAGGCTTCCCAGTCTGCTTGCGACATGACGTTAGCGCCCGCACCCGTAGCGAAAGGTTTAAAGTTATTTGTAGCCATTAAAGTAATTTCCCCCATGCTCCAACATCGAACCCGCCGATGTATTCGTTTTCCAAATCAAACCCAAAGAATTTTGAGCCCTCGGACGGTGTTTCAATCGAAGGCGTTTCAACATCCCCGGCCCAAACGCCGGCAGCTTTTACTGTCAAATAGCCCTGTTTAATCGCGGCGATCAGCTCGAGGGACACATCAGCAATATCTGTCTCGGGAAATACCCAGACCGAAATCGTCATGTCCTGGTTGTCGACGATCTGCATTTTCAGGCCAGAGTCTGCTGTCGCAGCGTCAAGAATGGGTGGCAGCGAGCCGTTGCGGCCGTCCCAGTTGTTGATAGCGATTTTTGCTTTCAGAATGATGCGGTAGGTGTCATCGCTCAGCGACGTATAGCCTGAATCCGGATCATACGGCCCTTGCCAGACGCCTTGGTCATATCCGAGCCCGTCGGTGTCCCAGCTGAAATAGACACCCGTAATAGGCTGGCTGACTATACGGCTACGTCCGATCCAGAGTCCGAGGGTATCAAGCTGGACGCCTACCGCCGTATCAATGTCAAACGCGCTAACCAGCCCCCGTGAGGCTGATGTGATATCAATCAGCGGCCGGGTGCTCAGGTCGATGTGATCAAAGTATTTCGGTCTGGTGGCGTGGTAGTTGGTGATTAAGTCTGTGTACTTACTCATGACGTCACCGTTAGAACAATATTTTCCGGTTTACAGGACGCTGATTCGTTGTATGCGATATTGATATTCCCCGCCGCTACCGTTCCGGCAGATTTTCCAATCAGTAGCTCCTGAATGTCGTAATAGCGTGCACTGCCACCACTCACCACGCCGAGGTTCGCCGGGGAGTAAATGCGGCTCAGCAGAACAGAATCACCGATCGTCAGCCCGTTGATGTAATCCGCGACGGCCTGCTGAATCTGTACGCCAATTTGCGACGTGTAACCCGTAAAGGCTTTCAGTGTGATATGCCCGTAAATCGGAACATCAGTCGAACGCGAAAAACTGATCACGTGTGGATTGCCGTAGGTGTCGGGTACCGTGACAGAAGTCGTACCGTAAGTTGCCGTTCCCTGCCCTTTATTACCCCGGATAGTCTGGGCAATGTCGGTCACGTCCCCGCCGTCCACGATGGCTGAGATAGAGTGTGGCGGCAGCCCGTTACTATCGGTCGCGCCAGTATCATTCTCGTAGAGCTTGTGACGGGTCACGCCAGCAACGTTAGCAATCGCACCGTCAACGCCCTCAAACGGCGTGATAGAGGGTAGCGCGACGCTCTGACCCTGTCTGATGCGCAGCTCTGCGTCGGTTTCTGCCGGCGCGCCTACGGTGGCCGCCGCCGGGTTGGTTACCGATGTCCAGCCTCGGGTCGGCGTGTTGATGGTAGTAATTGTCCCCGCCAGCGCTGCGACCGCGCCGCTGTTTGAGCAGGTGGCAGTGGCCGTCACCGTACCATCAACGCCAATCACTACTGAGGGAGGAAGACGCCAGATCACGTTATTAGTGTCTTTCACGGTACCGTTCGTGATGGTTGTCCCTGCGGTGCCGGTGAGCAGCAGATCCACGGTGGAGTTCGTCGCCCCTTTGCGCGCGATACCGTTAATTTTCACGTTACTGGTCAGCGCTGCGCCGTAACCCGTAGCAGGTGAGAAGCAGTTGTAAACTGTAATGGCCGTGTTATTGGCATCGTGAATAGCCAGCGCCACCAGCGCCACCATCTGGCCGTCTTTGCTGTCCGGCTCCAGATAAGCGTCACTGCCGTAAATCTGCTGGAAATAGCTTGTCAGGGTATCGAGTATCGTCTGGTAATCAGGCGCACTGATCCCCTCAGCGGTTACCGTTGCCGATAAGCCGAGTGTGTCCAAATTGAGGGCCATTTATGCCTCGCTGGTTACTGTCGTTGTTCCGTAGATGGTGTCGATTTCAGCGAAGAACTGGACGCGGCGCGTCGTCGTGTTCACTGTCGTATTGAAAGAGAGGATGGATTTAACTCCCCGCGTTTCGAGGATGCGCTTACGGATCGCCAGGTTGTAGGTTTCCGGCTTCTGCTTACCGAGTACGGACTGAATCCACGGTGTCCCCTCAGTGGTGTCGAGAAACCACTGCCCATACCACAATTCGAATCGCGTTTTCACAGCCTGCGCCACGGCCTCCGGAGAGTTAATCAGCCAGGTATCATCGCCACTGCCAAAGGTGTAATCACCATCGGCGTCTTCACGTCTGTATCGCATCAGTTAGGCGCTCCTGTATTACCGCCGCCGGTCTGTACTCCGCCGTGCGTATGCGTCATCAGGCTCTTACCACCAGCTTTTACATCGTTAGTCACCGTGACAGGGCCGAGCATCGTCGCTGTACCGCCACTTTCACCCATACCCTGAGAGAGATTCCCGTTTATTGTCACGTTGCCGTTTAGCGTGATGGTGGGCGACGTAATCGTGGTTCCTCCTTCTGCATTCGCTGTCAGCGTGCCGGGAGTTTTAACCGTGACGTTATGACCTGCGGCCACTTCCACAAACGCAGCTCCATCATCAGTACGCAACTGCGCGGCGCTGGTGCTGATGCCGCTGATTTTCAGCGCCTGCGACTGTGGCCCCACGATACAGAACGCATCCGATAAATCATGCACCCGGTCGTCGACAGGTTCCTGTACCCCGCCGTTCTGCCACCAAAAATCGATGCAGCGATCGGCAAAAATCACCAGGCATTCATCACCGGCTTTAACCGGGAACGTTAGCGTGCATCCCCCGCCGCGCGGAAATACCACCGGCACATCCACCAGCAGCGGGTAATTTTTGGTAATGCGGTTCCCGTCGTTATCCGTTTCAACCGAACGAATAGCAGGCTGCACAACCGCCGTAACCGCGTCAGGGTCGAATGACTGAACGATGCCAGGCAAAGCGACGCGGATCTGGTTTTTTGTTGTTTCCCGCTCAGATTTGAATGTTTCGGCAAGGTCGCCGCTGCGGGTCTGGTCAGATACTGCCATTTGGTAGGCTCCAGAAAGCAAAAAACCCGCCGGGTGGCGGGTCTGTATGACTTGGCTTAAGGTTTAGTCGGCTACTTTTTTACACGGGAAAGATCCGATGATTTTCGGTGCGTCCATGCTGTTCTGCATCAGCTGGACGTTCAGGAAACGCTTTTCGGTACCCGGACGACGAATGTATTCAAAGCCGTAGTTGTTGCCGTCTTTGGCAGGCATTAGCCCCATATCAATCTTAATGCCATCAGCACCAAGATTTGTAATTTTCTGAGATGTGACGCGTTCACCGTTAATCATGTCCATTTCCCCCAACCTTGCAGTGATGGTGTAAGGTCCACAATAAGCGGTGTAACCGCTTGCAGATGCCCCAAATGACATAAAGGCAACAATTAAAATGGCTAAGGCTTTCACATTTACCCCCGGTTAAGCGAGTCCTGAGTGCGGAGATCCGCCGCGCCACGCGCTTCGCACATCATATCCATGTACCACGCCTGGCCCCTTGTGTCGCCAGTGTACATAATCCCACGCACAATATAAACGCCATCCGTTGCGATGCTGGCAGGCTGCGCGGTGGTACCGCTGAGCGTGATATTTCCGTCCGTGTTCTGGTCGGTGATGCGGCCACCAGCCATCGCGATATCGTTGTTCGACAGCGCGGTGCGGAATACCGAAGCCTGATCCAGCTGAATGAGCCCGTTAACCCGGATGTTCGGGTTAATCAGCGCGCGGACGTTTACCCCGTTGCCGATAGTCTGCTGCGGCATACCGATAAGCCCGGTGGCGCTGTTAAGCACAATCGCGTCGTGAACATATTCGTTATTCGCCACCATTTGGCGCTGACCGTCCACGAACTGCCATGTTGCGCCACATTGCCCGGCCACGTTATCCATAAGATGCCGTGTCATGCCGAACAGCACCCGGCCCCGGGGGAATACGGTAGCAGGCATTTCAGGTGTCAGGCCTTCGGTAGCGCCTTTGGCCTCGAAGTCTTTCATCAGCGCGCGGTTCACGTCTGCGACCGTGTAACCGGCTGCCAGCGTCTGCGAGGTTATGCTGGTGGCAAACGCCAGATCCGTATCGGCTGCCTGAATCAGGACATAGGAATCAATAGGGCTGTCTTTACCGGTGACCGAGTAGCGAATTTCGCCGCTGAAAATAAGCCCGTAGTTCCGGCCATCACTCTGGCCCACGTCCGCCGCGTCGACTTCCCGCACGGTCCCGACGTCGCTGGCCGATACCTCCGGTGCGATACCGTCGTAACCGGCAATCAGCCGCACTTTCGAAAACTCCTGCCCGGTGATGCGGTTCACCGTATCTGCCGAGAGGTTGTAGATTTTGAATGTTCCCACCCGTGACGCGCTGCTGATGTTGAACCAGTCGATCGTAAAGGTCACTTTAAAATCGCTGAGCTCGATACCCTGCCCGTTCTCGTCCACGAGCTGCAGCTCGAAATGTCTCATCCAGTTCTGTGACATGCTTACTCCGTTGATACCAGTAAATGACTGCGGCCGCCCAGGTCGGTTTTCGTCGGATAATCCTGTGTGCTGTCGTCACAGACCACAACCAGCTTAAAGCCGAGCCCCATATAGCCGTACTGCGCCAGCAGGTCAGCCCCCGTTACGAGAGGAATACCGGAGATTACCGGATCCCCTCTGTCGTTCTGCAGGTCCATAATCCAGTACAGATCGCGCCATATGATGCTAATCCGCCAGGTGATCCCCGCCAGGATGATGCTGAATTGCTGGTTATCCGCCGTCAGCGGGATTTCCTGAATTGCCATTAGCCGAGCCCCAGTAATGATGCCCCGTTACCTGTGATGCTTTTCAGCAGCGAGGTATTTGGCGGCTTCGTGGTTTTGTTGCCGGTATTCAGTACCGCCGACGTGCTGGCCCCGTCCTTCATGTTGGTTTTATCCGCGACGGTGATCTGCTGCGTCTGCGAGATAAGAACCTCCCTCAGGGTGAGGACGGCAGACAGGACGTTTTCGGTTGTCTTGTCTGTCGTCACTTCCAGCGCGCGGATCAGCATGTTGCTGTACAGCCGTTTGCCGGTCACCACATCGAAAGGAATACGGCTCGCCTGCAGGTCGAGTATCTCCTGATACGTCTGCTGGGGACTCAGCCCGAGCAGGCTGGTAGCCGTCAGGTTACTGGCAAAATCCAGCAACGATCCGCCACCTGCGAAACCGACCTCCATCACCACTTCAGACGGTTTTTTGTAGGCGTGGTCGGCGATGGCGGCCCCGACCTCGACAGGGTGCTCGGTTATCTCCAGCGTGTCGGTGTGCTTCTCAGAAACAACCACGCTGGGGACTATCATCCCTATTTTTCGGGTCTGCTGTTGAAAGAGAGTTGAGAGAATATCCATTAGCCCACCTTCGTTTGATTGCCGCGCATGACCTGGGCGTTTGCCGACTGCTGACGACGCTCGACCTCGGTACCGACAGAACGCGGGTCACCACCACCGTAGATGTGATAAGTATTCTGTTGCTGTACCTGAGCCCCGGCAGCGGGCATGTTGCTTAACACCTTCGGAATGTAGTTGCGGGTTTCCTGAGGCATAAGGGCCATCCCGTGCTTCTGCACGTTCCCGATCCCCCAGTTATAAGAGGCCAGCGCCTTGCTCAGGTCACCGCCGTTCGCCTGCAGCAGCTGTGAGAGATACTTTGCGGCTGCCCGCGCGGCCTTCTCCGGGTCGAAAACATCATTCCCGCGCAGCCCCATATCACGCGCCGTGCCGTCCATAAACTGAAACAGACCTTTGGCACCAGCGCCTGAAACGGCGAACTGATTACCGCCCGATTCCGTGATGGCCACACTGCGCAGCAAACCTTCCGGAAGCCGGTAAAGCTGTTCAAGGTTGGTAAGCATCGGCTGCATCCATCCCAGCAGCTCAGAGCCCGCTTTGGTTGGCTGTGGTCGCTTGACTGACTGGCCGAGCTGTTCAGGCTCATCATCACCAAACCAGCCGCGCACCGTTCGGCCCACGCTGCGAGGATCGAATCCCCAGTGCTCTTTAATCCAGTCGGCGGTACCGTTGGCGCTGTCTGTTACCATCGGCATCGCTGACGGATTTTCGCTGCCCTGATTAAGCATCTGTTTGCCGATGCTGGCGGCATCAGCCCAGCGCCCATCCTTAATGGCATTGAGCAGGTCGGCGATCATGTTCAGCATTTTGCTGAACTCACCCATCTGTTCGATGAAGTTGCTGAAATCCCACTTCAGGGACCATGATTTGGGGTCAATATTGAGTAGTTTAGCCAGCGCTTTCGCCAGGTCGTTAACGGTCGTTTTAAGGTCACGAACCATCTTCAGCGCGGCGTCGACTTCTGGTTTCCACTTGCCCCAGTCAATCAGGCTCTGACCGCCTTCCTTCCAGGTCTTATAATCCTCCCAAAGGAGGGCAATGCCCGCCGCCAGCGCGGTAATAAGGCCGACAGGTGACATCCAGAACGTGCTGTTCAGAATGCGCAGCGCAATCGTCAGCGCGCCAAACAGCGAGATCAGTTCCCGCGTTTGCTTGTCGAGTGATTTCCACCAGGTAATAAGGTCTGATGTCCCCTCAATGAGCCGGAAGAACAGCCGCCCGATAATGTCCCCGAGCGCCAGAATGCCTTTTATGGCTTTCGTCAGGGTCTGCTCGATACGCGGGAAGTTATCCAGGATATGACGGCGCAGCGTGTCCAGCGAACCCGCCAGGCCACCAGCAAGATTAGAGCCGATTTTGTCACGGGCCATGCCTGCCATCGCACCGAACTCGCGAAGGGAGGTCATGAATTTGTTGGAGCTTCTGGCCGCCTCGTCAGCATTAAAACCGATAGCCTTCGCCATCGCGCTGTACTGCCCGGAGAAACCGCCCACGCCACGGCGCATCGCCATGAGGGTATTTTCATCAATGCCCAGCATCTGCGCATACTGGTTAGCCCGGTAGTACGGCATGCTGCTGAGCTTCTGGCCGACACCCGTAAAGATAGCGGCCATGTCGCGCATGTTACCGCTGGCGTCACGAGTCTGTACGCCCAGGCGATTCAGGAAGCCTTCCGCGCCGGGATTGTTACGAACAAACCGGGAGAGGCTTTCCAGAGAGGTGCGCGCCGCGTCAACGCTGCCGCCCACCTGCGAAACCGCATAGCCAATAGACTGAATCCCCTGAACCGTCGCGCCGGTGCGCTGTGACGCCCAGTAGAGATTATCCAGACCGGAGGCGATCTTAGCCGTAAAGGCTACCACGGTAAGCGCGGCACCTTCGACGGCCAGCCCCATTTTGATGGCGTTTGCGGTCGTACCGGCGAGAACTGAGTCGAATTTTGACGCACCCGCTTCGTCGATATCGAAACCGAGCGAGACGAGGAAATCTTTAATAGTCTCAGCGTTCATTATCCTCTCTCCATTTCTCAATACGGCGCTGGTTGTCAGCCTTAACGGCCAGGTGGTCATTCATCAGCGCGATATCGCACAGATCAACTGATCCATCCTTCAGCGCGTAATAAGGGATTAACCCGGCGTCAACCGGGTCAAGGAGATAAGACAGCCCGTCAGGCAGGCTGTTGAGGGTTAACCCTGAGGCTGGCCCGGCGTCGCGCTGGTAGGGCTCACGGGCAAAAAATTTCCCAGTGAATCGGCGACCACCCGCGCCACCAGCTGCAGCATGGTCAGCAGGTCGATATCATCGAACATCAGCTGACCGCTGTTGAATACCGGCGTCCATCCGTCCATGTGCTTACGTGATACCACGGCCAGGCACGGATGAATAATCGCGTTGGTGTCTTCTTCGGTCAGGGAAGACAGTTCCTCAGCGATACGCGGAAGCAGGGTTTCAAATACCGGTTTCAACTGATCGAATTTCACGGTGTCGATTTTGCCATCAGCAGGCAACAGGGAGCGAATGCTCCCGAAATCTGACATCATGCCCGCCAGCACCGGCAGCAGCTTACGGGTCACTTTCAGCTGGTCAAAAACGCTGAGTTTTGCCACGCGGTAATCGTGGCCTTTGATTGAGCATTCCATCTGTTAAAACTCTCCGAGTACCTGGTCGATTTTGCCGCAGTCAAACACCCAGGGCATCGTATTACCGGCCTTAGCGTTGGCGTTATCCGGCTGTTTCTGGAACGCCACGCTGCGCGCCGTGATGATGTCTCCGCTCACCTTGTTTCGGATCACAATGACGTTGTTCCCCCAGGTGCCTGAGGACTGACTCTGCGCGTTGTACGCCAGCGACAGCTTTTTGTTTGTCGGCGAGGTTTTCAGCAGGTTGACGGTTACCGTGCCGCTTTTATCCGCGTGCAGGCTGTGCATCACTTCGCCGTCAGCACCGATGGTCATGGTGTTTTTGGGGCCGCCCATTGCAACGGTGATCCCCTCCTCTGAACTGGCGGAACCGTAGCCCAGGTCAATTTCGCCAGTCGGGCCGGAGAGGGACGCCGTGACGTCCATAAAAGAATAAGTAGCCATTCATGTTCTCCTTAGCGAACGACGTTGATCTGAACATCAGCGAAATGAACCGCACCCGCCAGCTTACAGGCCACCTGAATAACCGGTGCCTTACGTGCTTCGCGGTCTGCCTGAGCCTGCTCGGAAATCGGCTGCGCGTAGACGTAATACCCTTTTGTCAGCGTATCGCCGGAATCCAGCTGTCCGATCGGGCCGCCGTTCCATACACCAGCAGCCACCAGCCCGTTTGTGACAGACTGATCCATCGACTGTTCGACATTGGAAAGGAGGCGCGTAACGCCAGCATCGGTCTGTGGGACTTTGGTTGTGCTGGTGTAGAGCAGGTTATACATGTTGGTCTGAACGTAGTTCTGCAGCCAGTCGAGCCCGTGGCGCTCATCGAAGAAATCACCGCTGGACATGACGCCCTGCTGCAGGATTGCCGTATCGTTCTGGTAGTACACAAACACGTTGCAGTTCTTGGCATCCAGCGCCGCCGCCTGATTGGTGGTCAGGGTTTCATACGTGATCCCCGGCTCCTGTTTAAACTTCAGGGTAATGGTGGTGTTGCTGCCGTTGAAATTCACGGTAAACGCGCGGCCAAACGCAGACAGCGCGGCGTACTTGCTGCTGGTGGAATACTGAACAAACGTGCGAGCGTATTTTGCAGCCTTCAGCTTGTAAGCCAGATCGGTTGTCGATGTCGCATCGACTGAGGCCGGGTCTGCAGTGGTAATCGCCAGAATGCGGCTGAGACTGGAAGCCTCGATCGCTGCGGCCACACTCAGCCAGTCGGCATCGTCAATATCTTCATCGTCAGCCACGGCCAGGCCATACCAGTTCGTGTAATTCAGTACAGCGTTCACGGCCTGCAGCAGCGTTTCCGTCGAACCGCTTTCGGCCGATGCCAGCGTTTTCGCCCAGCGGCCGACATATACCTGCTGAGGCTTCGGTGATTGCGAGAAATACACCGTAGCGGCTTCATATTCCGGGCTATCAACACCGAAATCTGTGCCGATATCTTCGGGGGATGAGTAAAGGCGAATACGCTCAGTAACCGGGATAACCGTTGAGCTCCCGAGAATGAGCAGCGAACCAAAGTTTCGACCAGTAGCCGCACGCGGCCCAATGATCACGTCGACATTGACGACGTTTGATACAGGTAATCCCTGCGGCATAATTTAGTCTCCGAAAAATGAGACGGGCGCATCTTGCAGCGTCCGGACGTTATAGGTACGAATGTTTTTGCGAGAAAGCGTAATGGTGAGGTCGTATCGCCTCACCCACTGGTTGTTAATGAGCTCTGGCAGGTTGTAGATAGTCCCGGCATCCACCAGCGAAAGCCCCGAGCGGTTCAGCTCGGCGTTGTTCTGCTCGACGAATATCCCCGCGCGGAAAGTTGATGCAATGCTGGCCCCCAGAGGGCCGTAAAAGCAGCAAATCACCGTGACCTGCTCCCATGTCCATTGCTCGGACTGTTCTTCCGAAACCTGAACATCGGACTGACTTAAGGGCTGGGGAACAGTAGTGATACCGAAGGCGCACCACGTCACCCCGTTGTTGGGGATCTGCGGCTGTGGGTCAGTCCATCGGGGGAAAACAAGCGCAGCCGGCAGGCCAGAAACACCACGAATCCACCGGCTGATTTCACGCTCCAGCGCCTCATCGTATTGGGGGAGATCCCCAACAGGCGTCAGATAACCGCGCGCGGTGCTGTCGTTACTCAACTGGCGTCCCTCCGTTAAAGTCCACCAGCTCACAATGTGCCTGGACGAATCCGGCACCGTAACGGGTGTACGGGTCGACGAACGTCACGCGATAGTCGCGTCCGCTATAGGTCACGATATCTGCATCAAGTCGCGGGGAGCTGTCTGAACCGGGCTGGCCCTGGGTTAATCTGAACTGCGTCACGATGAGGATCGCGCCGCTTATGTTCTGTCCTGCTTCCATTCGCCTGGCTTCCAGGGAACGGTCAACCGTCACCACGCCAGAGAATGGAATATCCTGAGCGGTGTTTTTCGTGAAATTGTCCTCATCCACCGTCTGAACCTGCCGGTGACACACCAGACTGGTGTCCATGAAGTCGGGATCGAGAAGAACATCGCTCACATCGAGAAGAGGCATTATTTTTTCCTCACGACGTAGTTAATTGAGCGCAGCAGGTAACCGTGGGCATACAGCGGCTTGTCGCCGGGAATGCCTTCGGCGCGTCTGCGTTCGAGGGTTTTCTCAGAAAGCGGGTGCAGTCGGTCGCCAGCACCGATAACAGCTTTTGCAGCATCACGGGCAATCTGTCCGGCGCTCTCCAGCTCACGCACTGCTGCTTCAGTCTGCCCCTCCAGCGCGGCGGTTGCCGCTGCCTTCAGGTGCGCAGTGGTTCGGGGTTTTGAATCCTCGATCCCCATATCCAGAAAAGGACGCGGGGGAAGTGTGACCGTTGTACCGTCGATTTCCACCGTTGCACCCGTCGAGTGAAGGTAGCCCAGTTCCGCGTTATTAATCGGGGAGCCATCCTCACGCCCTGCCTTGTCCTCAGGTATTCCCACCAGCACATCCATTCCGGATAGCTGCCGGAGGGATTCCAGAACAGCCACGGCGTTATCAGCGCGAACCGTTAACCCGCTTTTCATAGCAACTGCCTGCCCCCAGCGCCGAACATCGACCACCACCAGTAGAACTCGCGCCCGTAGGCGGTGCTGTTCCAGAAACCGGCATCCGGATTGATTACCCCGGACACGTCATAGCTCACTGAAACCTTATCCACTGATTTAGAGGACACGACACCTGCTGCGCCATTGCTGTTCACACCACCAGCGGCAGCGGCGGCCAGCGTGCGGCCGCGCAGCTCCGTATAGTGAGCCGTGAATAGTTCGGCCAGGTAGACGAACTGATCGCCCTGTACGTCCTGATTCAGAAGCGAATCGGCCTGCCCCAGATAGAAATTCACTGAGGGGTCAGGGTAGCGGGTTGTATCGGCAAACTCGGGAAAGTCGGTGCGGAACTGCTCGTTAGTCGGAAGCCTGCTGTTTTTTGGCATTTTTCGCGTCCCCGCCGGTGTTATCGGTTTTGTCCGTGCTGTCGGCAGGTTTACCGCCTGCTGGTGCCTGAGCGGCTGCCAGCTGCGCTTTCAGGTCTGTGTTTTCATTCCCCAGCGCGGTGATGGTTTTTTCATGCTCAGCCAGCTGCGCTTTCAGGGTGTTATTTTCTTCTGCCAGAAGAACAAGGCTCGCGGAAAGGTCTTCATTGCTTTGCTCGTTCGCCAGGTCGGCTTCGTCAATCGGGCGCGCATAGGCTTTAAAGGCCCAGTGGTCCTTAACTTCTTTCGGGAAAGAGGAACTGTCGTGGATGCCCTGAGACAGCTCAAATTTAGAACCGTCGGCAAAGCTGAGAGTCGCGCCACCGGAAACAACGTATTTCATGTTTTTGCTCCATAAAAAAAGGCGGGTTTCCCCGCCTGTTTCAGGTTAAGACGCCGGAACGTCCAGGTAAGAGATCGTATTGGAATACGGGGTTTCCACCTGGCCCAGCTTGCCGTAGTAAGTGGTCAACTGCTGCAGTCCGCGATACTCCAGCGGCGTGTTCAGCAGAGGAACCATAGGGAAGCGAACGTATTTTTCGTCCTGGGTGTAAGCAACGATACGATGCGCGCCACCAGCGCCACGCTTGGAGGCCCACTTCATGGAGACGATCTCCAGTGGTGTGCCGTTTTCCTGAAACGCGATGGTGTTAATCTTCACGTATTCGAGCACGGAGATATTCCCTGCAGAGGAAACCTTTTTGCTCGCCAGCAGGCCGAACAGCTCCGGCGCAAGGCCGATTTTTGCCGGGCAGACCGCATAACCAGAACGAACCCAGCCATCAGACAGCACCAGGTTGATATCCTGAACAATCACATCCGGATCGGTGGTTGCGGTCCACGCTGCAGCTGCAGCAACAGGAGTAACATCCGGCAGGTTCAGCAGGCCAGCAACGCCGAGCTCGTTATCACCGATATAAACCTGTTCGTCGGTGTCCATGTTCCACTTCAGCTTCATGCCTTCGTATTTCTGGACATCAACCGGACGGCCCAGTTTCTGGGCAGAAGCCAGTTCCGGCACCGTCCAGCTAATTTCCTGCCCCCACAAGGTGAGGTTGTTACGGGTAGGCTGAATATCGAGCTCGATACCAGGAATGGCAGTGGCTTTTTTACCGATCCAGTTTTTACCGTTAGGGTTTGGACCACCAACGCCGACGAAATCGGTATTAGTGAAGGATGACACTTCATCAGCGATAGAAATGTCGCTGCGCAGCGGCATGTCGCGTGACCATTTGTAGGACACTAAAGGCATGTTCAGCGTCTGATCCATGCGCTCCAGTTCGCCGACCAGAAACGCGCCGGTGGAGTCGATGGTCGCTCTGTCAATTGTAAACATTAATTATTCCCTCAGATGTTATAAGCGATTTCAATACGGCCGTCGGCTTCACCCGGCCCCATGACCTCTGCATTTGGCAGCTGAGGTGTATTTGATGCGGTAGAGTCCGGAGACAGCACAAAGGAGCCAACCGGGCTTTGAGTGGTGCCACCAGCCACGCGAACGTAAACCGGATCGCCTTTTTTCGCGGTCGCCGCGTTGCCTGCGGTAGCAGTTACGCAGATGTAACCGCGTTTCAGGTTGTCACCAACCTGATTAGCCGTCACACCAATGTAAGCAAGGTCCAGAGCAGAGGTGATCGGGAACGGTCGAACCAGAATCCCTTTCACTTTGCTGATGGTGTCGCCTGATTCCAGCGGAACGAATTTATCGTTCACGTATTTACCTGGCAGCCCGTAGGACGCGAACTGCTTCGTGTAGTCCAGGCTTACTGGCTCGATGGTGAGATCACGAGGACGGGTAACGCCCCCGGCAATGCCCAGGGGCATGCGCGTTAAATATGCAGTACCTGCCATGATGATTTACCTTATTTGTTTTTTGCCCAGAATTCGGCGTTAACCTTGTTCAGTTCTGCCGGGGAAAGGTGTTTAGTGCTGATTCCGCTGTCCGTGGTGCGGGTAATGTTGTTCAGCGGGGTCAGCTGATTTTTCGCTTTATGCAGCGCCACGGCGGCAGTAAACACCGCGTCGACCGTAGCCTTAGGTGCTTTGTAGAAATCATCCACGCCGAACGATTTCAGGCTGTCACCGGTGCGCATTGCATGACTCAGCACCTGACGCTTCAGGCTCTTATCGCCAGCAGGCTGGAAGCCAGGGCAGATAATTTCCGCATCGGCGATCAGGTTGCGCTTAAAGGCTGCATCACCCGTCACTTTGCGGTTTTCTTCTTCGTCTTCGTCGGTGTTCATGTTGCCCGGGTCCGGATCGCCGTCGGTGGTTTTACCCTCCAGCTTTTCCAGACGAGCCAGCAGCGCTTTCGCCCAGGCCGGAATTTCTTCATCGCCGGTGCCGGTTTTGTCTTTGTTCGGATCGTCTTCGTCCGTAGTGGTGCGATTGCCTTCAGGTAAGGCGGTGGCCTGTGAAGGAATGTTGATAGTGATAGAGGAACCGGGGATTGAAGGCATGCCATCAGACGGCATATCCGGCGCTTCGTCGATGAGTTTTGCCAGCGCATCCTCATCTTTCGTCTTAATGGCCTGAGCCAGTTTTTTAAGCCATGACATTACAGGCTTCTCCTTTGTTGTTGATGGGATGGAATCCCCGATTGCACAGCGGCCACCAGCACGCCCCCGGTCGATGCCGACTGCGAGGTGGTTACCTGTGATTTGGTATTGCTTGCCTTTGCCGGGTGCCAGCTGCTTGTACTGCGCGTCATAGCCACAGCTGACATCAGTCAGGCCAGAATTCACCGCGTCGATTGCTTCCTGGCGTTTAATCAACACGTCAGCAATGAGCAGATCCGATTTATCGCCGGTGCCGCGCCGGACGTTCTGAATGTGTCCGTGCGCCAGCTCCGCGAAGTTAGAAGGGTTAACGAAAACGATGTTGCCCTGACTGTCCTCTGGATGCCCCAGCGTGACGGCTACGCCCTCAAAGCTCGCCATCGTCTCCGGGGAAAACACCTCGTCTTCTGTTCGCCAGACAGTCACCGTGCCGGTGCCGTCCGGTTCGAGGTCGATTTCCTCAGGTAAATAGACCTGCGTCCCTGTGCGTGCGATCGGCACGTCTTTACACAGCAGCGAACCGTCCGCCGTCAGATAGCGCGTTTCGCCCAGGCGTGTAGTGAAGAAATATTTCATGGGTTACCTGCTCGATTACGGGCAACAAAAAGGCCGCCCGGAGGCGACCTTGTGAGATGGGAAAAATGTTCGAAATAACGGGCTATTTAACATAAGGGTTCTTACCCGCACCGACGAAAATGAACTCGATTAAAATATCCCCTTAAAGCCGTAAAAGTAGCGATTAACTGGGCTGAAAATCGGTCTTTCCGAATACAACATTTTCATAACATTTCGCGGGTATTGCAGTTCGCATGAAATGATTGCTCAAAGCCGTATTTTTCATTTTCTCGGTGCAGGAATCTGTACTTCAGGCCAGCATTTGCAGTTCGGCAAACATCCGGCGTGTCCGGTCATACCGTCCAGCCTCGGCGGGTTATCCCAGCGCACAAATTTATCTTTCATCTTGCGGTGAGAATCGCGCGTGCCGGCCCCCTCGATACGCCACCAGTAGCCCTCTGAGCCAACCGAAAGAGCTCTGGCCTGCGTTAGCGCGCCGGTAGCTCGTCCAATCTCTGTACGGGCAATCAGCTGCGCCCTGCTGGCGGCCACGTCACCGGAGGCCATGATCATCTCGTAGAGCTCGTCCGGACGTTCGCCAGTGATAACCGCCTGCATTGCGCGCTGTTGTATGTCCATCACGCGATCGGCTGCTTCCAGCGGCAGGGACTTCATCAGTTGAATCTGGCGGTATACGATATCCTGCGCCACCTGCCCGACGGGGGTATTGCCCACCACATCGCGAAGGCCAGCGCCGATTTCCTCTGATACCGATTTCCACTGATTCCATTCCTCCTGCTCGACCTGAGCGAACATTCTTCGCCCGACCTGCTCTGCCCAATCGCTGATTACCTCGGAATAGTCCACCAGCGTTTTCGAAATGCTGTCAGCGCTGGCCTGTGAACCATCGTAGGTACCATCGACGATCTGCCCTATCTGGTTTGCTATCGCCAACAGGCTTTTTCGATACTGGATCTCCGAACGGCGGCGGAGGGATGGCTTCAGGTTCATCCTCCTCCCACTGGGCCTTCGCATCTTCTATGTCCTCGTCAGTGATAGAACCACCGATGCCAATCACATCAGAAATGTTCCTGAGGTCGTTAAGCGCTGCTGCAGGTGGCATCCCGAGGTCACGAACAGCAGTACCGAGTGCAGTAACCACATTGTTCGCCATCGTTGCGCGGTCCACGTCTGACATCTCCCAGAGCTTGTTAAACTCGAAAGTAAAATCGTCAGGTAGGGATTCACCGAACAGAGAGCGCCACGAGATATCGAGCAGCCAACGGATATGTCGGCGTAAGCGTCTCTCCTGCAGCGAGTTAACCCGGCTGTAGTAGTTTTCCAGATCGCCGTCGCCGGTGTTGAAACCTGCAGGTGACTGTCCGAACAGGCGGACGAGAGGAATTCCCGTCGCGCCGGAAACCTGCTCAGCAAAGCGCAGAAGGACATCAGCGATACCCGCAAACGTATAGCTGTGGGTTTCGAACTTATCCTTACCATCCATGATGGTCATGCCTTCGATGGTCTGGAACTGACGTATCATGTCCAGATGCTTCATCAGCGCCTTTTCAAGGTCGCCTCCGGTAGCAAGAATCTTGCGCAGGTCTTCAATGCTGTAGGTCCGCAGATGCGCTTTGTGGATCAGCTGTGTGGTGCCGACCGTCGCAGTATCAAACGCCTCGATACGCTCGAAAATACGCTCCACAACAGACATCCCCCAGCCGTTTTCCGTCTGGGCCTGCTGGAAAGGAAGCGTATCGCCCTCCATGCGGATAACGCGGCTGTGGTGAATCTTCCAGGGGGGAATCCCCTGCTGGTTCGTGATTACCTTGTAATATTTCGGTTTCCCAAAATCGGGACCGTAATCGGTAACGAGATCGTAATAACTCGGGTTAACCATCCAGCGGTCAAGGCTCATCACGCCCTTAAACTGCCCCTCTTTGATACGATCCAGTTTTAGCGGGGAGGACATATCCTGCCCTTCAAGCAGGACCACCAGCACCGCGCCACCGTACAATCGTGACCATTTGAGGTTATCGTTAAGCCCATCCCATATAGCGAGCTCATCCCAGAAGGTTTCGAGCTTGCCCTTTTGTCCGGGTTTCAGCTTTGAGCTGATGTTAATCCCCTTGCGGGTCATATCATCGGCCATCGCATCCACACCGGCCCCCACGAGGAACGATGAACGATACGCAAACTCCAGCATCACCCTGTTACGGCTGATGTACCCGGGCATGTACATTCCGCCCGTCTGGATGTTTCTGGTGTCGCTGCCAAGTTTGGCCGTGAAATTGTTGTACCCGTCAGCTGTCGCAACGGGCTTTTGTGCGCCGTTCTGGCGTTTCTTACGGGACATGTCACGCTCCGGCCAGTTTGGCCCAATTATCAAGAGAGGAATCCATCGGCGCGTAGTTAATCATCACGGCGTCAGCGAGGTTCGGCGATTTTGTGCCTTCCGGCTGTTTATCCACGAGGATTTTACCCACGGCGTTTTTCGACCATGTAGGCTGTGAAAGCTCCATCAGCAGGCGGTCAATATTTTCTATCTCGCTGCTTATCGAAATGATTTCGTCGGGGTTGTAGTCCATCCCGTTCAGCGCGCGGAAGGTGTTACGAAACAGCTTGCGAAGATGCCACCAGCTCTGTGCTTTCGCGTTCGCGAAGAAGTCTTTATTCAGGCGCGCCGCTTTACCGTTATCACCAGGAACGGCTTCATCTTCCGGATCGAATACGCTACCGCTACCACGGAAAGGCGTAGCTGTGATTGTTCCCCGGCCTTCAGCCTGCCTGAGCTCGTTTATCACGCGAGCATCGCCACGCGCACCAGCACCCAGACCGTCCTCATCGAAACGGAACTCATCCAGACCGTAATCGTCACAGTACCCAAACGATTTAACGACAGAAGCGTAGATGTCGCTGCCAATACCAGACCATTCGTGAACGTTCTGCAGAAGGAAGCCATAGCGGCAAGAAAAGCCGTTTTTGTCTTTCCCTTCGTCTGCGATATCCATCGCGCCGAGGCGTTGGCCGCTGGGCTGAATACCCAGTTTGATATGCGCGTCGACGGCAGCCTGTACCCATTCAGAAGGAATGAGAATCCCCTCAGTGGATGCGCTGTAGTTCAGGTCCAGTTCCTGAGCAACGATAATCGGATCATCAATTTTCAGACATTCGTTGCGGTACCACTCATCATCCTTGCGCGGGTCGCTGCGCCAGTGGAATGTAAACACCGGGATATTTCCGCTGTGGCGCTTACGGGCAAACGGGTTATTCATGCCGTTGACGGATGAAAGGTCTATACGGCAACGGGTCGTCTGAGAGAGCGCAGCATCGATCAGTAATGGCCGTTTGAGGAATGCCGACTCATCCACGAAATAAAGCGTGGTACGGTCACCACGGCCAATGTTATCGCCAGCCTCTCCCTTAATGACCGCGCCCGTTTCCGGGAACTCAACGCGCATGTAAGGAGCATGCTTTTTGTCACTCCATGAACCGCGAAACTCTACCGGCAGCAGCTCGACAAACTTACGCGCTTTCCAGAACAGTGCTTTCGGGTCGCCGGTACTGTCGACATATTCCTCTTTACGGGAACCGAACCCGATCACCATTTCTTTGTTGAACAGGCAAAGCGAACAGGCCAGACCGATAGAGGTCCAGCTCAGCCCCATTTCTCGGCTTTTTTCTGTCAGTCCATGCTCAAGACTGGCGCGCCTGTCCATGATCCAGTGAATCCATTCCTCCTGGCGGGGGAACAGCAAAAACGGGATGGTGGCAGGTAGGCCATAATCGAGGTTACGCGGGTCCGTCGTCATGCCCCAGTCGATGATGAACTGGGCCGGGTTAGTGCGGTAAAACTCACGGAGTGCCGGAAGCATTTCAGGCGCTTTCCTGATCCGCTCCAGCCTCTCCATTCTCCACTCAAACACGGCGGTATAGTCCGGTTTGCGGAAGTCAAAGGGGAACGGGATCGGCACAGAAAAATTCCTCAAAAACGCCCCGATTTAACATAATGGTCGTTACCCGCACTGGCACAACAGCACCCATCACGCAAATGGCGTGAAGCCTCTGTTTTGAACAGAAAAGTGGTCAAATCGGGATGAATAAAACGTGCATAAAACGGGTCAAAAAGTGCATAGCGTTTTTACGGTTCGAAACGCCTGTTTTTGCAATTTTCAGCCCAGGTATTTTTTGTAGATATCTGCTGCTTCCTGCGGGGTCAGGTTCGCCGCGTCGGCTTTGGCTGCCTCGTCCATATTGTTGAACGATTCGAAAATCTTCGGTGCTCCCAGTTCCATAAGCAGGGTTGCCGGAACTTTTACCCCCTCAGCCTCAAGCAGCTGCGCCGCCTCCAGCGCTGAGTATTTCCCGGCCACCTTGTGTTTCATCACCTCGCGAAGCACATCACGCTGACGGTCCTCTTCCCCATAAACACTGCGGCCGAGTCCAAGAGCTTTGGCAAACACCGCAACATCATTGTGCGTTGGTAAAACATCCTCGACGGTTGTTTTCAGTCCATCAGGGGATTTGGTGACAATCTTTCGCTTCCGAACGTCCAGGCTTTTACCTGCAACGTTGTTAATCTTTTCCATCAGAACTTCGCGAGCCTCGGTAAAGGCACGATTAAATTCGGCGTGTTCCTTGCGCCAGTTGCGGATAGTCGCCTCGTCAATTTCCAGTCGCTGGGCAACCATACGGTTTGAGATCTTGTTACGGGCCAGAGCCATATCAATAACGATACCGACGTAGGCCTTCTTAAAGCTATTTTTACGGGCCATACGCTTACCTGAAATCGGGTGCTGTTTATATTTTGTTCAAAATTATTTTTCCGCATTTTGCGTGCGGAATAATTCTGAGAAAAAATCTGCTCCGGGGCCGCAAGCCTGCTGGGTTTGAGTGCGGAATTAAAAACGTCAAAAAATGCGGAGTTATCCATTTTCAGTAAAAACTGCGATTTGATGCCCGGAGGCCGCGCAGAATGGGGAGATAGTGGATCGCCCTAATATTTCCACTATGTGGATAACTCAATCCAAATCCATCTCCACCACTTCACCGAACAGGTGACCGTAAACGTCCATTGTGGTTTTGATGTTCGAATGCCCAATAAGTCGGGAAACCTTCAGAATATCGACGCCTTTGTTTGCCAGGCGAGATACAGCAAAGTGGCGAAGATGATGGAATCGTTTAATGCCATAGTCGTTCAGGGTTCTGACGAGAACGCCCTGAGTGCCGTAACTGGTAGCGAGGCATGCGCCGGTAAACTGGTTGCAGATAAGAGGCTCAGAGGTACCGAGTTTACTTTTATCCAGCAACGCAAAAAGCTCACGCGGCATCCGTACCCGGCGCTCCACGCCTCTTTTCAGCCCTTCATGTATAACGCCATCAACAACATGCCCCCGGATGTCGATCCAGTCGGCTGACACGTCGTTATAAGTAACCGCCAGAGCCTCACCGATGCGCAGGCCACAAATCCCGAGCCAGCACGCGATACGCTCACGAACTGGCGCGTTATTCAGTAGCTCTCTGACCGATGATGATGGCGGTATGGTGATGGGTCGACGCTTCCGGCGCGCGGGACGGTCAACAGGGTTAAAAGTGATGAGCCGCTTTTCCACCAGCAGGAAGAAAGCCGAACGAATCCAGCGATGGCAGCCGGTGCGTACCGATTCAACGATATCGCGATGGCTGATATGGAGAATATTTTTTTCCAGTATCGGGCCGTCTACAGCGAGAAGATCGTGACGGCATTTCGTATATGACGACAACCGAATGATATTTTTTTCCAGCTTGCCGGCTTGATACCCCAGATAAAACAGAATTAACTTTCGGAAAGTCCAGGAATGGTCTATTCCGGTCCAGCTGGCAGTTCGACAATCCAGCTCGATATTCTGTTTTTGCCAGAAAAGATGAGCGGCATCATCAATATTCTTAAAAATGCGGCGGCGTCCATGACCGGATTTTTCATCCTTCCAGTGGACGTAATATTTTGATTGTCCAATGGCATCAGTGGATTCTTTTATCGAAGCCATGCTGAACAATCCTCACTCAAAAAACATTATCAAAGCCACTCAGTGAATGGCTTTTGTAATGTCATGCTGGCAATAATCATTGCCTGTCCTTCTCGATCTGGCGTATTCCAGCCAGCTGATTATTCGCTTTTTCGATAGCGGCCAGCAGCGGCTTGATCCAGAGAACAGCCTGGCAATACGTCAGCGCGCTGGTGGTAGTGGCGCTATCACCGGCTGCGTCAGCGTTCCCGGAATCGGTGTGCATTGCGCTGGCACGTAGACGGTGCGTGTATTCGAGCAGCCCACCAGCGACATCAGCAGGAACAGGCAGATCGCAGGTCTTTTCACGGCGGAGGATCTCCCGGTATTGGATAACAGTTTTATCGGTGCTGGCATCAATCAGTGAGTTAAGCCGGCTGGCGTTATCGGCCACCTGGTTAAACCGGTTGAAGTTGAAGGCCTGAGCAGCGATAACCGTCCCCTGCAGGATGTTATCACTGCGCAGAACGTCATTATCATTCTTCAGCGTAGCGACGTCAGCGCGGCTATTTGCCAACAGGATGCACAACACCGCAATAACAACTACCACGACCGCCAGCATTAGCCGGCGCCATGAGGCTTTGATATCAGCCAGGGTAATCATGCCAGCACCGATTTCGCTTTTTCGTAGCGGGATTTTCTGTCATCAAGGCCATTTGTGCCACCATTGATGATTTTCGTAACAGCAGTAATATCGCCAGTGCGCTTCAGACAGCCTTTAGAAACATAAAACCATGCAGCCGACCGGGCGGCGTATTCGTCCTGTTCCAGTAGTTGAGGAACAAGCAACAAATCGGTTTTCAATCCCGCGCCGCAATCGCGGTAATTATCACGGCCGGTGATCTGAATCAGGCCACGACCGCGATAATTCCAGCCGTCATTTGAACCCGGATAACCGTTACCCATTCGATTTGCGTAGACAATATTTGCTATCGCCTGCTGGTTAGCTGGGTGTTCAGAGGTGCGTCCGTATTTCTGCGCGCTTTCTGCATCGAAATATTTCCCAAATGTAGCCAGCAAACCATCAACCGAATAGTTCAGATTCTCAACAATGCGGGAGAATCCACCAGACTCGTGCCCGACCTGAGCAATAAACATTGCCTGATCATCTGCCGAGGTAATACCAAATTCGGCCATCGATGTACTGACTGGCTTAAACCAACGCGCAGCTAACTCGGCACTAATGCCCGCTGCCGCCTGGAATTGAGATTTATTCATTGTTTTTCCTCTGTGTTGCTGACACCCGCCCTGCGGGCAACGATGGCGAGAGCCATATCACGCAGGCGATCCGCTCCAACAAACCCCACCAGTGCGCCCACAAATGCACCTGAATTAGCAGGCAGTCCCAGGTATTCCAGCAACGCAGACACAGCAAGGGCGAAAATCCCACAAATCAGCGCGCCGGTGGCGGTGTAAAGTTTTGGCTTCCCGGCGCGAATATCGATGAGTGCTGAGATGCCCAGAGCGCATAACCCGGCGTATACTGACGGCAGATATAGCGCGATCCATTTCATTGTCTGTTCAAAAATCCCGTGAGAGTCATTCATAGGTCCACCTCGCCTGTTTGCGGGTGCTGTGTGTGAAACTGGAGTTACCCACGTGGGGAAAGAAATGTTTAAGTCCGGCGGAAGGCGTACGAAGCGACGCCTTTACGCCCTAACTGGCATTCGATTGTGTTTTGCTCTGCGCAGGTGAAGCCCTGATCAGCAAACCAGCGCCTGATACCTTCATCAGTGAAATACCAGATGTGCTCGTTCTTTCTGAAATGATGGGAGCGGAGAATATCTCCGGCATCAGTGAAAATCGGGATCGACACGAACACATATTCGCTAGCCTGCTGTACCGCCAGCTCCGGCTCGTCGATGTGCTCCAGTACATCCCACATCGTAAGCGCTCGCCACTTGTTGGCGTAGAGGTCAGCGAATGCGCCCCGCTCGTTCAGCCAGGCGATACCAGCCGGATTAACGTCATACCCAAGCGTTCCCGGTCGGGTAGCGACGAACTGACCAGCACCGATACCAACGTCGAGAACAGGGCCGTGAAAATGGCGCTCCACCAGTTCAATACGGGATTGCGTTAAGGCTCTGCCCGTTTCGGTGTCAGCCAACTGCTGATACTTTGCGAAATACTGCTCGTCATACGGGCGTGATGCCGGAACGGGATAACGTCCGATCCCGAGCTCCGGTAAAAATACCAGCCCGCTTTCCAGTTCCTGATAAAACGACTTCATGGAGCCAGGCCTCGAATTTATCGGAGAAATTTGAAATCCGCTTGTCGCAGTGGTGATCCCATGCTTCACAGCGGCAGTAATTGTCGGGAATTGCCCAGCCAACCCGGGAGAGGTCCATCGCCGGATCGGTTACGATTTCCGGTGCATTGTGGCCGCCTCTCCCACCAGCGACGACGTACACTGGCGTTTTATAGGCAATAGCAGCAGGAAGCGCCCAGCCCACCGGCGTAACCACCACGGCGGCATGCTCAATCAGGCGCATCAGCGATTTGAAGTTGAGCTGGCCGGAGTGCATGCGCAGATCGGCTTCGGGAAGTTCGCCGACGGTCCACTCCTCCCCCTCCTGCAGGTCAGCCACGCTGATTACACAGAAATGCTTTCTCAGTAGCCGGGATGCCTGCAACAGGTAATCCGGATCAGGATTACGGGAGTCACTGCGCCATTCACTGCGAACAGTAGCCGGACGAATTACCGCAATCGGCTTTTCAGACGTAAATTCAGCGGGTCCGTAAGAGGGCAAGTCGAGTTCTGACGGCTCGGTGCCAAACTGCTGGCGCATCGCGTCAAATATTGAACCGCGCCGTAGATGATCCGGACCGTAGAAAATCCGTTTTGTCTGGCGCATATCTGGCGGCAGGTGAAAAGCGGCCTGCGTCCGGTACTCGTTTTTGCGCTGCGTGCGGAGCGTTGTAAAACTGCGAACGGGCAGAACGGGCAAATCTTCATACAGTTCGGGCCAGGCGGTGCGGATATAAGTACCGGCGGGCAACTGCTTAACGAATGCGCGCTGGTAGATGTTGTCACCCATGCCCAGCATGCCTTCAATGAATAGAGGAACGTTTAACATGCTACCTCGCGTAAAGCCTCATTGAGGCCGAGACGCCGGAAGCACTTAAGCGCTGTCTGGCGGCTACTGTTGATGATATTCACCTTACCGGCCAGCGCTCTGGCGGTATTGGCAAACTCCCCGCGCCATCGCGTGACACTCTCTGCTGTAGGGTTATCCAGCCCGACGTGATCACCATGCCAGTGACTGCCGCAGTTAATGGAACAGTCAAACCCTAACAGGATGATGTTTTTCGCCCCCAGGCTGGCAGCAAACAGAATCGAGCGCTGCCCGGAGTTGAAGGCCCACCGGGTATCTGTATCAAACAGATTTAGCCCATAGCGTTTATGAGCCCGGTAATTACAGGTCCAGCGAGAGGCGGAGGACGGCAGAACATCGATGTTTGCATCCCACCAGCGCAGATCACCCGCGTAAATGTATTCACAATCAGGCACGGCTTGCCAGGTGGAGTTAACAGCAATAACCGGCTGCCCCGATCCGGAGATCAGTTCGCAATCTGATTTATTGAGAGACGGGCCGGATGCACAAATGATGAATGTATTCATTCGCGGCGACCAAATTTAGGCATAAAAAAACCCGCTCGGAGGCGGGTTTGATTTCGTGCAGGCGCAATAACCTACGATTTGAAGCATACACGACAAGTTCGGACAAAATCAAGCTTAATGTGGCTAATATGCTAAATTTTGTTCACATCATCACGATAGCTCGTTGCGTCCTGAAACGCCGAGTCTGCTTTTTGTTCTTCTCTGTAGCAGACGTCGACAAGCCCCTCCAGAAACGGTTTCCAGTTACGGGTCCACGTTCTGACGTGCAGATCCGGGACTCGCTTCAGTATCGCTTTATAGGCTGCAGTAGACGGCACCCCAGAAAATCCATTTCCGCTGCAGCGCTCGCAGGTTTTGAACACCGGCGCGCCACGCTCACTTGTGGCTTTGCGGTCGAGCACCTCACCTTTTCCGCCGCAACGGCATCGGGCCAACAGCTCACCTTTACCGTTACATGCCGCGCATTTACGCTTGACCAGTTCGTGCTTGATTTTCGGCGGGACGATTTCCATTCCGTCAGAGTTGAAGACTCCGGGATATTTGATCACATCTTCATACTGAGAGGTTAATCCGCTGCCGCCGCAGCTGTGACACGTCACGCTGGTTTCCGCTGAACGGGAGTATTCGGCAAAGGCGAATTGTGCGAGCACCAGCATGCACCAGCCAAACTCGCCTGCTGCTGCTTTACGTACATTCCTGGGCGCTGATTCCATTGCATGACGCGCCAGAGCCTGTACAGCCAACTGCTCATCGCTTTTGCTGATCCCAGTCTTACCAAAGAAGGCAGCCAGACCAAACCGCGCTCGGCTGCTGGTGGTACCAATGGCCGCCATAACATCGGTGCCGGTGATACGATCCGGAGAGGTTCCTTTCACGTCGTCGCTGATGTGCATTCCCTGAGGGCTAAAGTGTTTTAGTGATGCCTCCAGTTTCATTCTTCACACTCCCCTACCAGGTTAAGAATCACCGCCGCGCCGTGGTCTTCCATGAATTCGTCCTTTCCACTGTCAAGGAACCAGCGACATACCTCCACGGCTTCGACGCGCGTTACGGGTTTGATGGTAGCAAGCAATTTTTCAAGGTAGCGCTCGCGGTCATATACCGATTCGTGATGCTCGGAGTAACCAAACTCATAGCCCTGCTCTTTAGTTGCAGTGTGACGAACGCTGTAGAGCCAGTCCCAGTAAACAAACTCACGAACAACGTCAGAAAGCGTATTGGGCTCTGGCAGTACATCACGATAGCCTTCTACAAATGCCCGGCGCTGTTCATCAATTTCGTTCATACGGCTGCCGTTAATGCTGCCAGCTTTCTTCTCGGCCGGAGTCCATCCCCAAAGGTGATCGTCGATAAATTTCGGGGAAGACTTGATTACTCGCTCGGCCTCCACATCTTCGAGAGCAGCCTCATAGCTGCCGAACGTGGCCCTGACTGATGCTGCTTTTTTGATGTCCTCCCGGGCGTTCCTGATTGCCTGTGCCGGGTTATCCATGCCGATGGTACCGAAAACAACCTGGAAAGGATCGCCACCATTCGCCAGCAAATAACGCGCGTAACGTTCCTCGGCCTCTTTTGGGGAGATTTCAATTTTCTCCAGCGCGGCTTCGGCTGCGTCCAGATGTACGGGTTCGTTCAGACGGATCACCTCCAGCACCCAAAGATAAGCGTCAGTTTGCTTATGCCCGGTGATTCTCCGTTGCTCGGGCAGAGGCTTGATGTTTGCGAGGGCGGAGCTGTGTGCTGCCGTCGGGATGGTGAATAGTGCTTTATGTTCGTTGTTATCAGTACGCATTACGCAGCCGCCTTTTTCTTGAAGAAGACCAGCTCACGAACCTCATCGCCATTCATGAGCATATCATTAAAGTCACCGTTGTCCGGCCAGCGTACGCTGACTTTCACCAGGTCATTTTTCGCCAGCAGATTGGCGTGGGCGCACTCAAACGCAGCAGCCTGCCCGGTGGCAGAATGCTTGTCCATATCAGCGAAAACGATCAGATGTTTTACCCCTGCCGGCACCCGGAATTTTTTCATGAAATTGCTATTCATTACCGCCCAGGTATTCACGCCATAAATCTGATAACAGGAGAGCGCCGTTTCGATACCCTCTGCGATCCCCAGTGTTGAGGACACGGGAAACATACGGATGGCTACCGAGCGGGCATATTCGAGGTAGTTATCTTCCTGCAGGGATTTTTGACGTTTGGCGCTTTCCCCCAGAGGCGCTTTGCGATCCCCTTCAAGTAAGGTTCGGTGGAGATAGCACAGCTCACCTTTATCATCGGTGGCAAGAGCGTAGAGGGCATGATAAATCCTGCCCGCATGGCGCTGTTTTTCGCAGAACCGGATCGCCTCAGAGGGTAATTTATTGATCCCGCGCTGGCGCAGATACCCTTCACCGTTGGTACCGCGCAAGGGCAGCAGCTTCGCGAATTTACTGATGGCGCGCTGGCGTAGCTTCGCCGCCGAGCTGTTGACCGGGATTTTCTCCCGGCGGTAGTCATTACCAATGAGCTGATCCACCTCCGCGCAGAGTGCTGAGAAAGTCTTCCCGGTTTGCGTGAGGGAGAGTAGTTTCATGCCGTCGCCGCTGCCACACACGCAGATCCACGTCCCGGCACCGTCGCGGTCGTCAATGCGAAACTTGCTGCGTGCGCCGCATACCGGACATTCTCCCTTGTAGTGATTTTTCCCGGTTATCGGCGGAAAGCCGTAATGTTCAAGAATTTCCGTCCAGCGGCCTTTTGCCGCTTCTGCTGTCTTCACGCTGTTCTTCTCCCCAGCATACTACGAATGTTTTCAACCTTTTGTTTTGCGCTGATGATCCGGTTTGTGGTGGCCGCGCTGTCGGTGGGCTCACTCGCCTTGCTGTCGGCCTTCTCCCGTCTCTTCGCAAATTTGATGAGTTTGTGCCTGATGTAGTTGTTTACCTCCGGGGTAATCTCCTTCGGAAAATCGCTCAGCCCGTTGGGCCATTCATTGAACTTTTCGCGGAATGTATGCGCACACCAGCCGTCACTGATGGGTTTCCCCATCGAAGTGCGCTGGCGCTGATAGAATTTGATCTGACTCCACCAGGACTGTTTGTCCGATTTGGTGTAAACCTTTTCGCCCTTGCTGAGCTTTTTGATATTGCGTTGCGTGTCGGTTTCCACATCCTCGCCGACCAGCGGTTTAAATCCGCATTTCGGGCAGACGTAGACACCTGCAGGCTTCATGAAATGACACTCCGGGCATTCCTTCGGGAGTTTTTCTTCCCGTTCTTCGGCTACGCGAGCTGCAGCTTCTTTCATCCCGTCGTTTTTGGAGGGCAGATCGTTGTACTCGATGGCGTCAGGAAATCCCAGGCGATGGACGGTACCGCTGTGATCGAAGATAAGGCAGGCATCTTTCCCCGGGGCAGTTCGCAGACCACGGCCCAGCGCCTGAAGCCAGCGAATTTCGCTTTTTGTCGGTCGGGCGTAAATGATGCAACGAACGTCACTGTCGAAGCCCGCCACCAGTACACCGACGCTGACGATGATTTTTGTTGCGCCCGTCTCGAAACGGTGGATCATCAGCTGGCGTTCTTCGTGCGGCGTTTCAGCCACCATGACTTCGGCATTAACACCGGCTTTGTTGAACTGCATGGTGACGTAATTGGCGTGGGCCTTATTGACGCAGAACGCCACCGTCGGCAGATCACGGCCATTACGCAGCCAGTTATCGACAATATCGCCCACCAGATCAGAGCCACACATAATCTCCGCCAGCTGTGCTTCGTCGTAGTCGCTGCCATACTCCATCGATGCTTTAGTCTTAACGCCTTTGAGATCCGGTTTGGTTGGCGCGAAAAATTCGTAATTACTCAGATCGCCGCGCTGGATAAGTTCTCCGATGGTGGTCGGCTTAATCAGACGCTGGTAGTAATTCCCCAGGAAGGGTGAAAACGGGGTACCGGACAGGCCAATAACCTTCGCTTTGGTTTCTGTGGTGATCCGTTCAATCTCTTTCAGGATGCGGCGTTTGCGCAGATGGGCTTCATCCACAATCAGCAGATCGATATCCTGAGGAAATTCGCGGCGGATCAGAGTGTCGGCGCTGGCGATCTGAATCTGCAGGCTGGGGTCATAGTTCGGATGGTCACGCCAGATAAAGCTGATCTGGTCTTCCGGTAGGCCATACTGAGCAAATCGCTGTGCCGTCTGGTTAATCAGGATGGTGTAAGGGGCGACAAACAGAACGCGCATACCACGGCTTACCAGACCAGCAGCAACGAAAGCAGCCAGCCCTGTTTTGCCGCTGCCAGTCGGCATATACATCATGAAAGATTCGTATGCCTTCCAGTCACGGCGCAGCATATTGAGTGCGCGTTCCTGTGCAAAATTCGGTGTGATGTTCAGCATTATCAACCCCTTTACGTTTCACTCTTCCAGGAAAAACCTTCCCGGTTTCATACCCGATCCACTGCGTACCACATTGCTAGTACAGTGGCGTTTTTGGGCTCAGTCTCTGAGATCTGCACCTACCTAACCAATGGAGCTGCCTTCTGGAAAAGGCCTATTCCCATCCCTCTCCGATCTCCCCCCTTACCCCCCTCTTACCTCTCCCTTACTCCTGTACTAGCAAACAAGTACATCGAGACAGAAAAAGGTAACCGGGAGTTACCACCCCACCAGCAGTTGACACCTTTAAGTCAGACTGCAACCGGGCACCTTTAAGCCCGGCATCATTCAGGTGCGGTGTTGCGTTCCAGCCAGGGGTGGCAGGGCCGTATACCCCTGAATTGCACGGCCGTGTGTTTCAACGAACCGGCGAAGCCTCACATTGGCTTCATGCCTTGCCCGGTTCTCCTTGCGGTATGACACGGGTTCAGCGTCAAACGTGATTTCGTAAACCTCTGCATACTTCAGCGAGACTTTCCGCCTCAGGGATGGAGGTAAACCCAGTAATTGTTGTTGTATCCAAGCCGCATCTGCCTGGCTGCAAAGCGATGGCATTTCAACCTGCACATAATCCGGGTACATATCGCCTCCGGTAAATTCAGACAGCCTTAACTTTTTCGCCGCAGGAAGTCAGGGATCCCATCGTCTGGCGATGGATACAAATCAGGACGAACATCATGAGGAACAATTTTCCAATCAGTCATTTCACATATTGTTAAAACATAACGTGGCGGGATAACCGATTTAGAGAACCATTGGTTTACAGCTTGAGGTGAGATTCCAAGCACCTTAGCAATCGCTCTCTGAGAGACAGAACTCCGTAGTCGAGAACGGATTTTTTCATCCATATGACACCATCAAGTTAAAATTGACAACACACTAAGAATATCAAGTTTAAATTAACATGCAAGATAGAATTTACTCATGTACACTTAAAATCAAGGTTAGCTTTACATATTGGTGTTTGATGTTGTGACTACTGCATCGAGGAGGGGGTAATGAGGACAGCGGAAAGAATTAATGAACTGTTAAAACTTAAAGGATGGAGTCAGGCAGAACTAGCCAGGCAGTTGGGCGTAACAGCACAATCAGTCCAATACTGGACTACTGGCGAGACTTCTCCGCGAGGTAAACGGCTTGCAAGACTGTCTGAAATCAGCGGATTCCCCCAGTCATGGTTTCTTGGTGAGTCAGAGAGCCCGACATTTCCCAATTCGCGCAGAAATGAACCCCATACTGATAGCGTGAGGTTCAATGTGCTTGACGTTGAATTTAGTTGCGGCGATGGCACCAGTGTAAAGGGAGACTTCATCGATGTTGTCAGGTCTATCGAACTTGATCCCGAATATGCGCGCCAACTGGTTGGGAACAGACCTTTCAAAAATATTGAGATAGGTAATGCCAGAGGCGACAGTATGACTCCCACCATTTCTCCGGGAGATCTACTTTTCCTTGATAAATCTGTAACTTATTTCGATGGTGATGGCATTTATGCATTCTGCTTCGATGGTGAATGCTATGTGAAGCGCCTTCAAAAAATGGGCTCTAAAATGGTAGTCCTTTCAGATAATTCAAACTATCAGCCCTGGAGCATTGAGAAAGAGGCACTCAACTTGCTTTACATACAATCCAAGGTAATCTCCTCAGTTCCGTTTAACATCAACAGATTTGGTTAACCATCTGAAATATAACGGGCCAATGCCCGTTTTTTTTGTTTCGATCTCTCCTCCAAAAAAAACATCAAGTTTAACTTGACGAAATCATATCCTCGCCATATCCTCTAACCATCAAGTTAAACTTGATATCACAAAAGTATTCAAACATAGCTTGGGGATATAAATATGCGTACTAAATCCACCATAGAACTTATTGCAATGGCGCAGGCCGTATTAGTCTCTTTAATCGAATCTCACAAAGTTATCGAACCATGTGAAATCGAAGATAATCTTGTGGCTATTAACTCCCTCTTAGTTGATGCCTCAATTTCATCTTCTCAAAAACCGGTAACTACAAAAACGAATATAAAACCCAAATCGGCAACAGCAATGCTAGAAGATCTCGCTGCTGAGATTCACGAAAATACATCGTTGTTAGAATTAATATTTAAAAACTCTCCAGATATGGGTGAAACAGATAATGCTTTGTCTTGTCTCCTACGTTCAATGCTCAAGACAGGAGAAAAAGCTTATGGATATATCGAAGTGTTGGAAAAAAGCACGCCATACGCTGGAGATGAAAAATGAATATTTCCGCAAACAACGCAATCGACCAAGCAGAGAAAATCATCACTGATAATTTCGAAAATGGCGAACACGATAAACAGACTGGTGAAGGTCTTTATCGGGTTATGACACTGCTAGCTGATGCACGTTCATCTATAGGTGACATTGACGATCTCTTCTTTGATGCAGTCATTACAGCAAGAAAGTTAGATGCACTTACCACCGCCTATTGTGAACAATATTTCACTGGTGAAGATAATGAAAGGCAAGAAACTTATTTAGCAGCCGCTATTCGTGATTACGCATCGAAAGCATGTGATGAATTAAAAATCATCGAAGCAAAAATCAATTAAATAACACAAGGAATTAAATTACGCCTTAACTGGTGTGGATTCCTGCAACCTGAAAACAGGATGGTTTTAAAAATGACTTTTATTAAAGATAAAGAAGCATACAAAACTGCATGTCTTTTCTTTATGTCCTATGGCGAGGAGTACCGCCATATATCTGACCTTTTCATGCGCAAAGCCTATGGAGTATGAATATGAGCAAACGAATCCCAACAACGGTAAACGCACGTAACTGGACGACACAGGAAATGAGCGTACACGCTGAACAATTGTATTTCTTGTTGCAAGCGATATCGGAAAATTTCTTGAAGATGGAAGACGACCAGCGATTCGCTCTAATTGAGATAGCCTGGAACCATTCCGGAGATATTAACGCATGGTTTGGTGAGAAGGAAAAACATGATGGATAAGTTAATAGAAACATATCGCCGTCGAATTCTTAAAGCTGCGTTATTACGCCACCAGCGTAAAACTGGCAGTAACTGCCTTGTTATTAAGCTCAATAAAGGCGGCATTAACACGGTCGAGTTAACAGAGATTCTTCTCGATGGATTATTACGAAAATTCGAAAGGCTCGCGATCAGTAAGTATGGAAATGTCGAAGGCGTAAAAGCTATTAAGGGGATTTATAGCAGCTCTGTTGATGTTAATGGCAGCGGTGAGTTCCTGACAGAAAGCGGAAAGGCATTAATCGACGAGCTCATTTCAGAGCTGGTTGAGTTCGTCAAAAAGCAGAAACCAGTTAATGCGGAGATCGGCAATGGCTAACCAACAAACAATGCTCTATCAGGGTGTGCTGATCCCCCGCCCCGTGTTGAACGTGGATCTGCATGTCCTCCCTGATTTTACCGGGCGGGTAGTCCTGCACATCGAGAACGGGAGGGTGATATGCGACCGCCAGCTGTTCGACGACGAGCACATTTGCTCACTGGCCACGTTTATCGAAATGGCGCGCGAAATGGATATGGGAATTGAGGAGGTAGCTGGTGGCACTGACAGCGATACGAATTCCTGAGCGGGTACACCTGCAGGCGGTGCAGGTCTTGCTGCGATACCGACGCAAGCGCATATACGCACGACGCATGCACCGCACTGGCTATCTTAGCCTGAAAGTTAACTCACGGTGGAGGCTGTTATCGAAAGACGATGGTCGGAGCTGGGAAGTAATGAGCCATGAAACTTATAACCGGGAGAAAGACAGATGATCGACAACCGCACCGCCAGCACCATTGACCTGGCATTAAAGAAACACGATACCCCGGTTGGCCCGTTGTTCGTGGCCCAACGCCACGGCCGCATTAAAAAATGCTTCAGCCGTGACACTGCGATCCGCTATCTGGCGTTTTTTATGACCACATGGGCATTCGAGGCATCTGGCTTTAAGTGCCGCCATCCTGACGTAAAGATGTGCCATCCGATACACGGCGAATCATGGCAACGTGGCGGCGTCACCTATGAATATTTCGCGGCACACCAGCGCTGTGTTCGTCGCCTACGCCGCATCCTGGCACGTAAGCGTGAAATGCTGAAATGGTGTGAGAAGTGGGATGCCATGCATGACCGTTTCGTTAAAGAGGTCGATAGGTTGCAGGCTGGCAAACCTGAGGGGCTGCGCTGAATGAAAATCCAATACCAGGACTATGGCGCTGTAGCGAATATCGTTATCACCAGCACCGTATTTGAGTTCCGTAAACATAATCGGGTGGTAGAAACAACGCTGTTTCTGGTGCCGTCCGTGGTCAGTTCGCGGCATGGAATCTTCATCTTGAAGACGGTTATCTCAGGTAAAAACCGCGATGCGCTGCGAGCTTACAGAACTGTACTCAGGGAGGCGGCACGATGAACACAGCGTTTGAAATGTGGGTTCGTAAGCGATACGGAAACCGCTACGACCTGACGCGGGATATTCAGGGGCTTTACTGCCGGGAAGTGGTTAAGCGGATGTTTGAAGTGTGGTGTCACTGCCGTGGCCTTAATATGGTATGAGGTGATAGATGGCGACCCGATATATTGGTATGAAAGAAATGTGCGAGCTTACCGGGAAAAGTAAGCCAACTCTCTGGCGGATGTATGCGAAACGGAAAGAATTTCCTAAGCCAGAGAAAACACCCAGCGGTATTTTCCTCGGTTGGCCCGAGTCTATTTACGAAGAATGGGTGAACAAAGAGAAAACTGCCGACTTCTGATACTTGACCCGTTACTTGACCTTGTGCAGTAGCGGGTTTCCTATTTTTACCGACTAACTTACTGATTTAGTTGGTACGCCCTGTAGGATTCGAACCTACGACCTACGGCTTAGAAGGCCGTTGCTCTATCCAACTGAGCTAAGGGCGCACTGAGAAGAGTGAACTTCGCGGTGGTGAAACGCCTGGAATTATACGGTCAATGACAGGTGAGTCAATGCCTTTTCGGCTTTCAGGGGCAATTACCGCTAGCCGATTGTAAATACGGCTGTTTTTTCAACATTCATCGCTTTTCCGTCGTAGAATTTCGCGCTGCGAAAAGGCTTAGTTGCATTTAAGTAACGCCTGCTGTTTTCCTGAGCGTCAGCTCGTCACACTAGTGTGACGTATCCCGGCCGCCTGGAGGCTGACAGACAACAGGACCATGGAGTGACAGCGCAAAACCTGACCTATACGCCCCCCCGGTTACAGTACCTTTCTCAGGACATCGTCGGCATCAAACTTGAGCCCATCGTCGCCCTCTCCTCTTTACGCAGGGTCGGCGTGGAGGTCCTTAGCGTCCTGTCTGAAACGCAGCATAGCGAAGCCTTTTTCCGCCATCAGTCTGCAGACTGGTCGATAACGCTGCTTGAAGTACAGCTCACCGCGTTAAAAAATACCCCGCACTGTAATAATTTTTTCATTAATCTGCCGATAACCGTCCTGACAGAGCCCGACGCTTTTCAGCGGCTTAGCCGGATAAAATGTCCGCCGCTGAATATTGAACTTGTCGACCCCAGTGCTTTTTTAACGCTGTCAGCCGCGCAGAGGCAGACCGTTACCCGGAGCCTGTTGCAGCTCATAAGACAAGGTCACGGTATCTGGCTGGATGACATTGATGAAACACTCATCCCGCCCTTTTTATCCTGCCGGTTACCGTTAAGCGGCGTAAAAATCGATAAGGATGCATTCTGGCGTCTACGCGCCACGCCCGCGCTACGGCAACTGGTGTCCCGGTGCTTTCAGCTTGCCGGGAAAGTGCTTATTGAAGGTATTGAGACTGAGCAGGATTGTACCTGGGCACTGCAGGCAGGCGCAGAACTCGGCCAGGGCTATTACTGGCCGTCCTGGACATGGCCGGAGGATTAA